GGAGACGAGCGCCGACCAGCCGTCGGTGTCGTCGGGGATGAGGCTGGCGACCATGGCCGTCCAGTCGTCTTCAGCGGGCTCCGGCTGGGTGCTGGGCTCCGCGGGTTCGGCAGGTTCGATGGGCTCGGCAGCGGCGGGCTCGGGCTCGGCCGGGACTTCCGGCTCTACCACCGGCTCGGGCTCGACAACCGGCTCGGCAGCCGGGGTCTGCACCGCGGCGCGCAGCCGCGCCATGGTGTCCTCGTCGAGGGCGTCCGCGATGCTGATGACGAGCGTCGGCTCCGCAGCCTCGGGCGCGGACTTCCGCGTCTCAGGCTTCGCGGGCCCTTGGTAGCCATACGCCGCAAGGTCGAACTGCCGCATCGCGGGCTCGGCTTCGTCGGGTGCCGCCTGCTGCTTACGCGCGGGCAGCATCTCGTCGGCCAGCCCGGCTTCGACTGCTTCCTCAGCGGTGAACCAAGACTCTGCGCGCATCTGGGTTCGCCACTCGTCGCGGGTCCCGCCAGCCTTCGAGGCGTAGGCGTCCGCGATGTTGCCGCTGATCTTGTCGAGGAGCGCGGCCATGTCGCTCATGTCCTGCGCGTTGCCCAGGCATACCCCGGACGCGTCATGAACCATGATCATCGCTTGGGGTTGAATCACCACGCGGTCGCCCGCCATGGCGATCACGGAAGCGATGCTCGCCGCGATGCCGTCCACCTGCACCGTGACGTCGGCCGGGTGGGCGCGGAGGGCATTAGCCAGAGCAATCCCCTCGAAAACCGAACCACCAGGGCTGGAGACGCGCACCCGAAGCTTTGGCGAGGTGACTGCCGCCAACTCGGCGATGAAGTCCTCAGCGAGCGTCCCCCACCCACCAATCTCGTCGTACAAGAACAGCTCCGCCTCATCGGCGGCGACGTTCCTGAACTGGTACCAGGGTTGGCCGCTCCGGACCTGCGCACGCAGGCCCGGGATGCGGTCGGGCGGGTCAATGAACGGCATCGGGTGTGGCCCCCTTTCTGGCCGTGAGGTAGGCCACGGCGGCAAGCAGCCGCTTCGGGTCGTCCTGGAAGTTGCCGAGCGCGGTGTTACAGGCGTGGCAGAGAAGGCCCCGGATGCACTTGCCGCAGGTCTTCCGCGACGTCGGGCAGCAAGAGTGGTCGTGGTCGACGTGGAACCGGCTGGTTCGGATGTCCGTCGGGGCGTCGACTCGGCAGATGGCGCATGCACCGTCCTGCTCGGCGAGCATGGCTTTGTACGCCTCTAGTGACAGCCGGTACTTCGCCCACAGGTAGCCGCGAAGCGACAGGTCGGGGTCGTCCTTTCGGCGCTGCGCCTGAGCCTCGGCGCACCCCTTCAGGCACGCCTCGCACGCGGCTTCCCCGGCGTACTTATGGGCGTGGAATCCAGCCCGCGTCCCGGTCCTGCCGTTCGGGTATTTGGCCGTCGGGCGAGCGCAGATCGAATCCCAATCGTGCGCCTCGGCTGCCTCTCGGCATTCCTGGCACGGCCACTGCCCGGCCGCCACATGCGCGACGTGTCCCGCAAGGGTCCCCTTACATCCGTTCGGGTACTCAGGCGTGGGGGTCAGGCAAGCCCTTGTAGTGGTCCTGCGTAGGCGGGCACGCTCAGCCGCGCGCTTCCGCTCCCGCTCCAGGAAGACAGAGCTGAGACTGGCCTTACGGGCTGCCGTCTTCGCGGAGTGGGCGGCAGTGCACAGGGTGCACGCCTCCTCGTCTGCGGCACGGTGGGCGTGGTAGCCAGCCGACGTGCCGGTACGGCCCTGCGGGAAGCGCTTCGTTGCCTGCGTGCAGGCAGGGGTAACCTGGGTCATGTCGATCTCCTCAGCAGATCGGCCACGCCCCGGGAGTGTTGGTAGCACTCGCCGGGGTCCATTGTTGTTACGGCTGATTCTACCGTTTCCGCAGGTCAACCACCGTGCAGAACAGGCAAGTTGAGGCGTTACCAGGAGGGCGTTCACTCGACGCCTCCCGTCGTGTCCCACGTCGCCACGACAGTCCCGCGGCAGCGAATCCCGCCCTGGCACAGCCGATACGGTCCGGCGCCGTACGCGGCACGCACCGCGTCCAAGTCGGCGAACTGAGTACCGTCGATCTCCGAGCAGGGCGTGCACCGGTTCGCGTCGTTGACTTCGCTGGCCGTGTACGTCGCGGTCGGCGCGGCCTCCAGCGTCGCCACCCGGCCCACGTTCGTGGCCCGGTGCAGCGCCCCACCCAGCTGATCGAGCTTCAAACGGTTCGACAGGCCACGCAGGAAAGTCTTCACCTGGCGTGCCACGCCAGCGCCGTCCGCGCCCGGAGTGAGCAGCCGCAGCGCCTCACGGCCCGCAGTCGACGCCAGCCCGGAGCCGAGGAGTCCAGCCGTCGCCGCAGCGATCCCGACCAGCTCAGACCCGAACACAGCCCGCAGCGACCCGAGCTGAGCCCGGTTCGTCACCGCCTCGTCCAGCTCCGGCGGATCCACGGTGACGCCCTGCGCCGCCGCCTCATCCACCATCCGGCCGGCCGCGCGCTTCGCCATCCCGCCGAGAGCCTCCCGCAGGACATCGGCCGCGTGGTCGCTGTCGACGGTGAGGGAGGCGAGGGCGGCGGTGTCGTCGTCGTCGACGGCGCTGCGGATCTGGTCGCCGAGGGCGTTGATCCACCGGTCTTCGATGGGGATCCACCGGTCGAGGAGCTGTGAGAGGGCGTCGTCGTGGTCGGCGCGGACTTGTTCCAGCGTGGTGGCGTTCTGGGTGTTGAGGAGTTGCGCCACCGCGATGTCCCACTCGGTCCGGGCCGCGGGGAGCACTGCCTGCGGACGCTGGAGCAGCGCCGTCGGGGCGGGGCCGGCCGGGACCGACGCAGCAGCAGGCGGCGTGAACGCGATGTCGGGGAGGCCGACCGCGGACAGGGTGCCCGCAGGGTCGAACCCGGCCTGCACCAGCGCGGCGGCAGCGTTCGAGCGAGAGGTCAGTTGGATCGCGTCCTTGTCGACGTCCTCCGGGACCGGGTTGACGTAGTCGAACTCCAGGCCCTCCGCGGTCGGCCCGTACAGCGGCAGCAGCTGGTTGTTCAGCGCGTCTTTCATCGCTTCGAGGTCGGGGACGATCAGCCAGCGGGCGAACATGCGCTCCCCGGACTCGCCGTTGGCCCGGTTGACGTCGTCAACGGAGCCGAGCATCGGCTTCGGGAACCCGAACGCCTCCCGGATGATCTCCCGTGAGATACCGCGCAGCTCAGCGAACTGCATGTCCCGCTGGCTGAACTTGCGGTCCTTCCACTGCCCGTGTTCCAAGATGGCGACGCGGTGCGCGTTCGCGACGCCTTTGTGCTGCTCGTTCCACCGGTCGCGGAGCTCGTTGAACTCGGCGTCGGACAGTCCGTTGGGGACTTCGATGATCCCGCCGGGCTCGGCGCTGTTCAGGAAGAAGTTCCGGTTCCACTCCGCGCTGTAGCGCATCGCGTCGAGGTCGGTGAGGAGCGCTTGCACCGGGCCGATGCCGCGGTACGGGTCCTCCGGGTGCGGGGTGCGGATGAAGACGACGTCTTCCTTCCGCAGCGCGACCTGCTGCCCGTCGGGGCCCGTGTACATGTACCCGGACAGGAACGTCTCCGGGTCGGGGACTGGTGTCATCCGGTCCGGGCGTACCGGCCACAGCTCCAGAGGAATCGTGGAGCGCTCGTCGTAGGCGATCACCCACCACTGCTCGCCTGTGAGCTGCTTGTGCTGCGCCACGGCTTCCACGAACACGCTCTGGGTGTAGTGGTCGTTCGGCTTGTCCCACAGGTCGAGGGCCGCGTGGCTGGTGACGGGGGTGCGGTCTTCCTTCTTCCCAGACTTCGCCTTCCGGTACAGCCCCCACTCGACTCCGGCCTCGGCCTTGGCGGTGCGGTTGACGATGGCGAAGAGGGTGGAGACAGAGCCCATGGCGCCGAGTTCGGCGGTGGTTCCGCGGTTGGAGCCGAAGAGGCCGTGTCCGTAGGACTGGTAGCGGGAGGCGAAGGGGACGGGGGTGGTGGTGGGGCGGGCACGCAAAGCGTTGGCGAGGGAGCCGAAGAGGGTTCTTCCCACTCGGCACCTCCCTCACGTCAGTCGCTGTCGAGCACCCATTGCAGGACGCAGGTGAGGACTCCTCCGGAGATGAGACCGACCCCGGTTCCGAAGATATTCCAGCATCCTGCTGTGATGAGTGTAAATCCTCCTGTCAACATGCTCGCAGGCCGCAAATCTTTCAGCTTCTTAGGGTTCACTCGAAGGCTCCTCATCACAGCCACCTCACCCGGGTACGCCCCGTCAAATCCCGCGCCGCCGCCATATACCGGAGCGCATCCATCGAGTGATCGTTTTCTTTCACCGGGGCCTCCTTCAGTCCGCCGCTGTTGCCCGGCTTCACCGCCCACACGTAGCCCGCGATCTCCTCCGCGCCGCAGGCCGGCAAAGACGCGGACTCCAACCCCGGGTCCCGCTCCACCAGCGCACCGCGCGCGATGAACAGACGGGGCTTCCCGTCCTCCTGCGCCCGGAGGCGCGCCTGCACCGCCTGAATCCCATCCGACACGCTCTTGTGCGCGGGCTTCGTCGACAGGCCCAAATGCCGCTCCAGGGTGGCCCGGTCCTCCGCGTCGTGGTCCGCGTAGATCGCACGCGGGAGCTGCCCGCGGGGCTGCCCGGACGGATAGAACAACAGGTCTTTGATGTTCTTCGCGTGATCCTCGACGAGGCGGCGCGTGTAGTAGATCTCGTGCGCCAGGTACAGGCGCCCGTCGGGGTCCTCCCACCAGTCCTGGTACACAAAGGGGTTCGTGAACCCGAAGTCGACCGTGCCCCAACGGGTCCACGCGGCCGTCGGCTTGACCGAGTCGACCATGTGGATAGCGTCGTCCCACGCCTCGTAGATCTGCCCCTCGGCCGCCGCCCACTTCCCGTCGCGGTAGCGCAGACGTCGGACTCCCGTCAGGGCGTCGAGCTTCTTCATGTAGTCCACGCCGCGCTCAGTGAGCGTGCCATCGGCGTTGACAAGCAGCGGGTTGTCGGAGTGCCGCGAGTGGATCATGCGCATGATGCCCGCATCGCACCGCTTCTTGATCCAGTGCTGGGGGGCGTCCGGGTTGCAGGCCAAGACGATCTGACGGTAGGTGTCGGCGTTCCCGCGAAGGCGGGTGATCAGCGTCTCCAGCGCGGTGAGGGTGACCTGCGTGGCCTCGTCGACGTAGATCCGTGAGAACTCCGTCGACAGGAACTTCTCAGGACGGTCAAGGCCGCCGACCACGATCTCTGATCCGTTGGCGTACTGGTAGGCGGCTGGCTTGCGGGCAGAGCCCCCGAACCAACTGACCACGCCATGGGCGAGGGCGTCACGGATGACCTGCTGCTCGAACGTGACGAGCGTCGACCCGGTCAGCGATGCGTGTGTC